AGAAACTTCGGCTTCTTTTTCCGACTCAGCGACCTTGGTTTCCAGCTCTTCGGCTTTCTTCTCAAGCTCCTCGACTTTCTCAGCCACCTCAGCAGCCTTCTCTTGCTCGGTGGCAAGCTCGGCGCGGAGCTGGGTGATTGTCTCGGCGTGGCCGCTCAGTTCTTCGATGCGTGCTTCGGCGGATGCGAGGTCGGCACGAAGGGAGTCGTTCTCAGCGATGGCCGCTTCGATCTTGAGTGCTTCGTCGTTGCCGGGAAATAGTTTGGCGAGTAATCCAGTCATGCCCTTGGCTGGCGTGTCAAATTGCACGATCTCATCGGCGAACTTGCGCTCCATGGCTTCGGCTGCGCCCATCCATGTTTCGGCTTTCATGAGCTTCCGCATTTCGTCGGGATCGCCGCCGGTGCGCTTGGCATAGATGCCTGCGATTTCGATGGATATTTCCTCGAGCAATTTCGCAGCGCGGGCGTGATCCTCACTATCACCGGCGACTGCCTGGCTTGCTTCGTGGATCATGATGCGCCCGCCCTCGACGATCCGCACCTTGTTGGCGGCCATCAGGATGACGCTGCCCATCGATGCGGCCAGCGTGTTCACGGTGGCGATGATCTCGACGCCGCGCCCGCGCATCTGCATCAGCGAGTTGTAGACGCGGTAGCCATCAAGCACCGATCCGCCTGGGGAGTTGATCTCGATCTCCAGAGTTTCAAGCGCCTCGTCGGCGGAGCATTGCAAGGTGCCGAGCGTCATGTTCTCAGCGACTGCCTTCTGCCCGTAGCTGCGCTCGATGTCGGCGATTAGGTCGTCTGCGCTCCATGGCGTGACTGCATCATTCAGCCGCACCTTGGCGACTCGGTTTTCGATGGTGAGGAGTTTCATTCTGCTGTTGGTTTCGGTGTCAAGTTCTGACTGGCGGGCACGCGCCCACGATGCACCAGGATCTCCGCCCCATAGCGCCCACGCGATGCGACCGGCTGACGGGTAGCCGTCCTCGCCGGGTGAAAATCCTTCGCCTTCTTTGTCCACCTCATGCCGCGCGAAGTAGCTGACCATGCGACCGATGGTTTCCGGCGATAGGTTTGTCCGGTTGCTGATGTCCCTGGCGCGTGCCACGCCGACCTCGGTTCCTCCTCGGTTGTATTCGGCTCGCCACTCCAGACCGAGCTTCGCCTCGGCGGCCATGGCCTCAGTTGGTTTGAGATTGATCGCCATTGGGTGCCATTTCGTTTGGCGTAAGCATCGACATTTCGCGGTCGTCAACGTCCACGCCGTAAAGTGCAGCCGCGTCGCGGGCGGCGATTTTCCGCAGCGCGACTTCCTGCGCCCGCTCGGTGTAGTGCGCTTCCAAGGTCTTGCCGCGCATGCTGACGATGTCCCGCAGGTTGGCCGCGCCCATCTTCCAAAGTGCCTCCAGCTCCTTGGTGATCCGGCCATCGTCGATGGTGAGCTTCGGCGGGGTCGAGAACTCCCACTGATACCAGTCGGGGGACTGCGGCAGGTCGCCGCGCTTCATGGCTTTGGAGATGGCGTAGCCGCAGAGCCGCTTGGCTGCGTAGAAAAGCAGGTCTTGCCGATCCTCGACGGAGCGTTGTGCCATGGCGATCTCGGTGCGCTGGGCGGTGCCGCCCCCGGCTGCGTGGCCTTCGTAGAGTGCCATCGGCCAGTTCAGTCCGGCGAAGGCGCCTTTGAGCAGGCGGTTGTGGAAGTCTAAGAAAGGGTTGCCGGGGCGGTTGTTGACGAGCGTCTCGATCTTGCCGCCACTGTTGCTGCGGAAGTAGCGGACTGTGCCGCCGTCCAGCGACTCGACGGTCATGCCTTTGTTCGTGGCGGTGTCGCCGACAAGCGCGTTGTAGGGATCATCCATGTCTGGGCCGCCGGTGTCGTTGTATTCGACGAGGGAGATGCTGCTCATCTGGAGCATAGCCAGACGCTCCCACTCAGTGCTCTGGATCATGTCCCGGCAATCGTTGATGCAATGCGTCAGGGCGGTCAGGCCGCGTGCCTGGTATTGATACTCGGGATCGAACAGGTGGATGACGTTTTGCGCCGGTAGCCACTGATCCAGCTCGCCGTTTTTAGCACAGAACGCATACTCCTTGGCCTCGCCGCTTGGGAAGTAGGAGATGCCGTCCTGCAACCTGCCGCCGCGAGACATCTGCCCATCGCTGAATCCGCGCGGAGTGGCGATCCGGTGGGATGGGATACCTTGATACTGCGGGAAGCCGGTGGCGGTTTCGGTGAGCAGGATGAAGATTTCACCGTCCACATCGATGCTGGTGGAAAATCCGAAGAGGTTGGTCTTGAGGTCGTGCATGCCGCCGCGCCCATCGCCGATGGGGTAGAAGCTGTCAGTCAGGAACTTGGTGGCGACTGTGCCGAACGCTTCGTCGCCACCGGTGTAGATCGGCACGAACGCCCGCCCGACGGTGTACATGCCGCGCTGGTTGATCGCGTTCTTGATGGGGCCGAAGTTGAGGTAGATCCGCCGGGCGTGGCTCTGCAATGCCACGCGGTCGAGTGCGGGCACCAGGTCACTGATGTCCTTCTTTTCGACCGGCTCGTAGGGGCGATAGCGCGTGTCCTGTGCCGCGCGTGCCGCCTTGTAGCTGATCTGCCTGCCGAATTGGTCGAGTATTGCCATGGTGTCCGTGTGTTAAAATCGACCGAGCGACCGGCTGCTCGTAGGGACGAAGCCGATGTTGAGGTATTCCATGGCCATCCGCAGGGCGGTCTGCCGCTCGGTTTCGTTCAGGCCGACGAGCTTCGCCATGGTCACGCCGTTCTTGGTAGCGGACGTGATGCTGTCCATGCCGCCCTTGGTGAGTGCGCCACCCACCGCCGCGTCGAACGCGCTCTTGATCCCGGCGATCCGCTGCGGGTTGCCGTTGGCGTAGTGGAACAAATTTCTCGCGACTTCTCGGACGTTGGCAGCCATCGACTAGGCCGCCATGTCAAAGATCAGGGTGCCGCGATCCGTGCTTTTGCGATTTCAAGATACTTAGCATCGCGCTCGATCCCGATAAATTTGAACCCTTCAAGCACCGCAGCCTTGCCGGTGGAGCCGCTGCCCATGAACGGGTCAAGCACGACGCCGCCGGGCTGGGTGACGAGGCGGCAGAGGTAGCGCATCAGGTCGGTGGGTTTAACGGTAGGGTGGTTGTTCTTACGCTCAGCCTCAATTTTCCCTCGACTCTCCCAAGATGTTCCAGACGGCCTGTCGTCGCCAATGCTTGCCTTTTTAGCTTCCCCCTCGCATCCCTCATCCCGATCCTTCTTGCTGGCCTTGGGGCAGTAGAAGAAACGAGCGGCGGAGCCTCCGTTGTCGTCATGGCCGTAGGCAACGTGCGGCAAATCACGCCCTTTTGCTACGCTTTTGAAATCGCCGTTGTTTCGCGGTGTTGCCTTGCTTGCGCCAGTCACCGGAAACAGCCCCACCACCTCGTCGCTGCCGTCGTGGATTAGGTTGGCTGGCCAGCGGCCTTGCAACGGCATCTCAACATCTTGCCCGCCGCTGCCAGTGTTAAAAATTTTGGCGTTTCTGCGAGTAGGGAATGTAGGGCTTGGCTCTGTCCCCACCCTGCACCCATCCACATTGATCGCCCCTGTGCCATGCGCCAGCACGTTCGCAGCTACCGTTTTTTCACCGAGAGGCTTGCGGGCTACGGTAATTGGCTCCATCGCGGGCTTGAGCGCCGTGCCCCAGCCTTGCCATTGGCGGGCGGCTTTGGTGGCTGGGGCTGTTACAACTGTCGTTGATGGCCCACCAAGAGTTTCGCCATATCCGTTTTCTCCCGTTCCGTTGTTTGGGCGGCGGCTTGCGTATTCATTGACTCCAATAACCTCGCGTTCCGCCCCAGCCTCCTTATCAATCGCTTTGCTCACGTCCAGCGACTTCGGGAACCCCGACCCATACACCCAAGCGATCATGTCCCGTATCTCAAATCCAGCATCCTCAATCCTCACCGCCATCCGATGCTGCGTCCTCGTTCCCGCAAACGCCAGCAGGTGCCCTCCCGGCTTCAGCACCCGCAAACACTCAGCCCACACCTCCACGCTCGGCACGTCATAATCCCACTTTTTGCCCATGAAGCTCAGGCCATAGGGCGGATCAGTCACAATCGAATCGACCGAGTTGTCGGCCATGGTCTTCAAGACTTCTAGGCAGTCGCCGTGGTGTAGTTGGTGGTTCATATTGGTAAATCAAACATCGAAGCCGGGGATGATCTTGAGCATCAAGGCTGCCACGATCTGCATGGCCTCGACGTCCCACGCGTGGTTGTTGTTGCGCGTCCGCGTCCAGCGATACTCGACCTGCTTGGTCTTGGAGTTGGTCACCTCCTTCTTGACCTCGCTGTCAATCTGCTTGAGGAAGTCCGGCGACACGTCATCCGGTATGTCCCACGATCCGGCGAGTCCGGTGCGGTGCGCGTGCAGGATGTCCTTGATCCGGTCGCTCGCCCAGTGCGAATACCGGGCTTTCCCGCCGCCGCTGGCGGTCGCGTCTTGGAATCGAGTGAACGGCCTGTGAATCACGTCGCCGTTCTGCTTCTTGTAGGCGAAACTTTTCTGCCCGCTGCCGTGCAAGGCCGTCCAGTTCATCCGCGCACATGCCGAATAGACCTGGTCGGTGTCGTAGCCCGCATCGACAAAGACCATCTGCGGCTTGATGCCGTAGCGCAGGGCGAGGTCATGCACGCCATCGAAGGTTTCGATGCGGCCATACCAGAGCAGCATCGACTCGCCGCTCGCCCGCCATGCCCGCACGCCTGCCCAAAAGTGATCCCGCTGCTTGTCCACGGTCAGGAAGCGGTGCGCCTCATCCTCGATCTTCTGCCCGGCGGTGAACTCGCTGACGAGGTAGCCGTTGCCGACAAGTGCCGCGCGGTTGTCGGTGAGGTCTTCCTCCCAAGTTTCGGCGAGCCGCTTCTGGATGAACTGCCGCAGCGGATCGACGTTGCCGACGCGCATCGCGGCCTTGGCCTCCAGCCAGAGCAGGACGATTTCCCAGAGCGGCTTCCTCCAGTTGGCCAGCACGTTGTAATGGAAGCCGACATGCCCGGGCATGCCTACTGCAGTCGCGACGTATTGCCCGCCCTCGGCTAGTGCCCGGCGCGGCTGCGGCGAGTCCGGGCACGTCCAATCGCAGTCGGCGTTGTCGCATTTCAGCCGGGCGAGCTGCGCCCGTGCCAGTGGCTCGAGCGTGTCGTCCTCATAGCCGACGACGTTGCACCATTTCCACGGCTGCACGGTGCCGCAGTCGGGGCAGGAGAATGAAAACTCCCGCTGGTCGGAATGTCCCCACGCTTTGTCGAGGTCATCGCCCTTCACGCCGGCCTGCGACAGGATAAAAAATTGCCGGTTCCACCGATCATGCAGACGACCGCGGGCTTCGTTCAACATGCCGGGGCGATACTGCCACGCCTCGTCACAAAAGACTCGCCGCATCGACTTCGATTGCAGGCCGCTTAGGTTCGCACCGGTGAGGAAAAGCGACATGTGCGGGAACAGGATCTGCATCTTGCGCTTCTTGTGCCGATCCTCCGGCAAGAGCGCCGCCGTCTCAGGCGTGTTGCGGATCGCGTAGTCCATGCGCGTCTCGGCCCAGTCCTTCAGGTCGTCATCGGTCTGCCCGACCAGCAGCGTCGGGCCGGGGTCTTCGGCGATGATGTATTGCAAAGCGGCCTCCATGAACGTCGTCTTGCCGGTGCCGATTGGTGCCAGGATGACAACCTCTTTCGCGTCGGCGTTGGCTACCACGTCCAGCGGCTCGACCTGCCACGGCGCGTTCGATGTCGAGTATTTCGGCGTGAGTCCGTCTTGGATTGCTACGCGGTCGGTCGCCCACTCGCTCGGTGGGAGTCGGGCAGGCGGTCGGCATGCGCGTTGAAAGACGCTCAAGAGCTGTTCAATCGCCCGCATCGTTCTCCCATATTTTGGCGGTCGCTTCGGAAAGCATGGACATGATCTCATCGACCTTGCCGCGAATGACCCGTTGCATCGCCGGTGG